CGGGCATTTGTGGGGGTTGGTTAGTTCATAGGCGCGGGTGTGGGCAGAAGTTTCAGGATACCCTGCCCTGATTGCCGCCTCTTTAAACGTTATCAGGCCGTCGTTGCTTACAAGCTCTTTTACAAAAAGCTCCTGTTTGCGGGTAAGCTTCCTATCGATCATCATACGTTTGTTTCCACGCGGATCAGGGCGAGGGCTGTCGGGATCAACAAGCTTGTTATGTTTTGGAACCGCCCGCTCTCTTATTTGCAGAGGCGAAGGAATGATGCCGTACTTTGTTTTCTTAACAGGACGACCTCTTCGTTTGGGTCCAATAGTTTCTTCAGTCATGCGGGCCTCTCTCAACAGCTATCTGATAAACTCTTATACGCCCGTTATAACGGTTACTGTTATATAGGCCAGAAAAAACTTTTTATAAAAAAAATCCCCCACCCCCCCATTAGGCATTTTCGTTGTTTAAAGAACCTCTCTTTGGTTACATTTTAGTACCTTCTCGGTGTAACCACTTATGTAACCAAAATTATCCTTTATATATATACAGTTAAAGGCCAAGTTACATAAGTTACGGGGGTTACGGCTTGAAAACACTTTTTTATTTTTTTTTATTTTCTGGCCTATATATAGTAACGGCGTTATTTAAGTTCCGCGGTCCGCGACCCAAGAAACTTTTTCTTCGAAGAGGACGTATAACACTTTGGCTTTGGTGTGGGTGGCTGCGTTATTCTGTTGGCACATTTGTAGCGCGAGACCTTAACCGCCTTAACCCCATGGTAAGACTATCAAAATTCACCACCCACACTATATTTTAAACCATAATCAGCGTAAATAGTCCAGCAATTTTCGCGGTCTTTGCTTGGGTTTCAGGCTTATTTTCACGGCTGTTGGGTGGTCCCAAGAGTAAAATATATGTTGACCCTCTCTAGAAACTCTATACAATTTTCGCGCCCAAAAAGGTTTGACGTAAGTTGCATGGTAGTGGTCTGCCTTACTGTAGGGCAGAAGTCGGGTATCTTGCATGATTTCGTTAGCTAGGTTCACTGATTTTTGCCACGCGGCTTTGTTTTTTGGTTTTGGCATCTTTCCATTTTTGACGAATGAGAACTGTTTTGGCTGCATGATTACGTCGCATATTTCGTCTGGAAACTTTGGAGATTTCATTCGATTGACCACGACGCGGGCGATCATTCTCTGGCCGTGTTCGCTTTCTCCGCGGGCTTCGAAGTAGATTGCGAGGGCTAGACATGTTGCGGCGATCACAGGAACTGCGCCGCGATTATTACGGCGATAAGTATGTAGGCAAAAACTGTAACCCACCACATTAGGCTTTTCATTTTTTAAACTTCTTCTTCGTTCGCAGTGCGAGGTATTGAAATTTGAATTTGCCTAGCTTTTTCTGAACCAGTTTAACCATTCCGCCTTCGTAGGCGTAAAGGGCGTTGTGTTTATGTTTTCCGGCGGCGAACTCACCAACGTGATAGATTATGGTGTCGCCATGCTGGGTGTTTTCTAGGGCGTTATCGAACCCGTCTTTTCCCAATTTATGTGAGATATCGTAAATCATATTTTCTTTCCTGCCTGCCTTAAATTTGAAACGAACGTTCTTAATTCTTCTCGTGCAACGAAAAGATCACGGTCCACGTTGTTGTTATTTTCGCTCGTTCGATATTTATCTTCTTGGAACCTATCCACTTGTTTTCGCAACCATTGCAGTTCGTTCTCTTGAAACGGCGTTAGTTTTTGTTCAGAAAGTAGGCTCATAAAATTCTCCCTGTCTTGCTAGATTTTCAAAGTGCCGCAGTCGGCGGTCTACGGATGCGGTATCGAGATCGTTCCATTGTTTGTCGGAAAGCTCGTCCCTTAGTCTTTTGATTTCTTTCACCACGTCGATCAGGCGTTCATCATCCATCAGTGCATGCTTCTTTTTGTTATTTTTTCTAGGAAGTCATCTGCATCGTCTATGGCATCTGTTTCTGTTTCGTGCATTTCGAGCATTGTAGTTGTTTGCGCGACTAGGAGCGGCCAGAGGTGCGAGAAGTTATATAGGTTGATGATGTTTGCTATGATTGCAGACATTGTTGGTGCGGACATTTCTTTAGGACAACTTTCTAAAATTTTGTTTATCATCTTTTCTACGTCGTCCATGGTTTTTCACCTCCTGTGTTTTTAAAGTTTAGTGCTTCTTTTTGGAACATGATATGTTTTTTTAATTCCAAAGGCAGGGTGGCCCGCCCAGTATCCTTCTACCCAAGTCCACCACCCGTTTTCCGCGTCTCTCTGAACTGACTTGGGGTGATTTTTTAAAGCTTTCTTCCAATGACCCCTGTTAAAATGCAGAGGCATGTTATGAAATTTCTTATCATACGGTTCTTTTGCAACTACGGGCTTGTCTATGTCCCACGACACTCTGTGCCAAGCGTCAACAGCAAAACCCATGCCTCTGGCTATTTGGCGTTTGGCTTGTCTGGTTTGAGCCAGCGGATTGATTTTTACTTTTCTTGGTTTGTTAATCAAATGCAACAAAGTTGATACTTGTCTAATCCAGAGGCTGTCTGCGTAGGCTAAACGTGGGTTTTTCTTACTTTCTGCAAGCGCTGTTGAAGCTAGACAAAACGATTTTACTTCTTTCCCATTAACCAACTTTGTTTTAATTTCTCCAAGTAAACGAGGCGCTTCTGTTTCGGGGTTTTTTATTGTTATAATAGAAAAGTTTTTAGACCCTAGCGTTTGATTAGTTGGAGACAAATACACAATTATTTCTTCTTTTCCTTCAACGTCGTCAAAAGAATTGTAATCTATATACAAAGCCGTGTAGGGCGCTGGAAGAATTGCGTCTGTGCTGGGCGGAACATTTTTGTCTGGATAAATTTTCCCTGTTATTTCAAAAGCGTGTTTATAAATTTCTGATACATCAAAGAACTGACAATGTTGCACCATTTTGTTGGCAATTTCTTTAGGAGTTACTTTTAGCTCTTCCTTTTCAAATGCCCACGGTTTTTTTACACTCCAATGATTGGAGTAATTTTGCGTTACTTGTTTTGCATACTCAACAACGTTACCCATCACTCATCTTCCAAGTTAATTTTTCCTGACCCGTTGCACTCTTCGCAGGCCAGCCATTCGACATACAACTCGCCTATGTCCCGTCCGAAGTTCGCGGACCGCGGTACGTCGGTTTCGACCTTACCTTCACCGCTACATTGGCTACATTCTTTTTGCCGAGTTTCTTGGAGTGCGGCGAGTGCGGCGAAGTTATCGAACTTTTGTTTACGCAGCGGGATTTCTTTCCACTTAGCCATTACCAACCCTCTCTATATTCGTAGCTGTAGTTGTATTCTGTTTCCAAGCCTACCCAAGCACATTCATATGCGTGGCTCCAACTTGTGTGATAACCCGTAGCTATATCATCATCAGCTATTAGTTTTGCCCAATGATTAATTGAAGGCTCATGGTCTAGCTGTAGTTCTTCCATTACCAGTTACTCCCGAACACTTTTGCAAACACTTCGTCCAACAGACGATCCATATCTTGACTACTCATTTTCAGCATATCCATAAAAAAGTTAAAGTAAAAAAGCAGATTGCTCCGCCCACGATAATTCCACATCCGAAACCGATCAGCGCGGCGAAGTCAGTGAGGTTCATCACGCGGCCTCCTTAATAAGATAATTATAGCCCATGAGCTTGTTTACTTGTAACCACTTTTCGTGGCTAAAATGTTGACCCGAAACAAAGGTGTGACCGTTTTCAGACATCATGGCTATTACGCGCCCTAAATCAAAACGCTTGCGCCTGTTGTTCCAAAAACAACAAATATATCCTGAGTTATAAGATGTGCCGTCTACGCGGCCCAAAACATATCGTTCGTTACCGCCTTTCGTTAAGACTTTTACGCCTGCAAACTTACCGTTTTGCCCGCCAAGAACCCGCTTTACCATGTCCCTATCAAGCATCATGGCGCACACTCATTGCAACGGCAAGGTTGCCTTGCCATTACATCTTCCATGGTTTCCCGCAAATCTAAGTCGAATGTTAGGGTTAAGCGCCACTCGTCCGCGCAAGATAGGTGGTTTGCCATTTGATCGGCCATTTTCCAAGCGTTATGAAGAAATTCGTCGGGATCGGGACCGTCTTCGTAATGGTCCGCTGTGATAGACGTGGACGATATAACTAAGTTATCAACGTCCCGTAGTTTGATTTTTGCTGTCATAGGCATTATGAAATCTCCACTACAGTTGGCAGACCAAGTGCTTTAATAATATTCATTGCATGTGAAGAATATGTATTGCCAAATATTTGTAGAATATTTTCAGAGCTTAGATCTTCAACGTTCATATATAGTTTACCAAAGAAATTCTTTTGTTGACCACAGTTATGCATGAGGCCGATATACAAAACCATTTCCCCGCTTTTTAATCGAAACAAGTGCGGTCCCCAATGGGGTTTACGCATTGTCTTGTCAATACCTTCTAAGTTTCCTAGCGTATGTTCTGCGGTTAGCTTAATTGGCAACCCGCCCTTAATATCTAGTGTATAAGTTTCCATTACATTTCTCCTGTTTCAATGAATACAGAATAAATATGGTATGGGAGAATGTCAAGTAAATAGTTTACACAAGAAAAAACCCTCAGTTTGGACAATAAACTGAGGGCTTTAACATTTTTTGAAACATTTGGAGAATGTCTGCGCTATTTGTAAGCGATTTTATGGGATGCGTCAAGTGTTTTATCCTTACTTTTCGAATAAACATCAAACATGACCCTAAGTTGTCCACTTATTGTTCTACCGTTAACAACAGAGTGTTCTTTAATCTCTTTGTACACCTCAATGGGCACAAGGACGCTTTTCCATTTTGTAGTATCCATTGGGTTTACCTTTTGTCGTTNTCAATAGGATCATATAGGAGTTTATGGGAACCTGCAAGAAAAAACCCTTTTGTCGTNGCAGTGCGAAACCTGACCAGACAAAAGGGCAGTTAGAAGTAGGCGGNGGATGAGCAGTAAACCGCGAAGCTTATTTAGCTTCACCCCAGCTTGGACCTACTTCAACGTCACACTTGCTAGGGATTTCTAATGGTACTGCATTTACCATGATCTTGGCAATAGCTTCTGCCTCTTCTCTGGTTTTTACTGACATGCACAGTTCGTCATGCACTTGAAGCATTGGAAGATACCCTTCTTTGTACAAATCAACCATGGCTTTCTTGGTCATGTCCGCGGCGGACGCTTGGATAAGTCTGTTCAACGCTTTGTAAGTAAACGCCCGCTTGAGACGGCATGTGTCACCATATTCAAGCACTGCTTCTTGGTACGGCATAGCTTTGGTCATCTCAAAAGAGTCTGGCTCCCAAAGATTAAACCGACACTTACGACCTAAGATTGAGCTTATCGCGCCGCCGCTGGCCTTGCTGTTCAGTCTTTCTGTAACGCCATTCATCAGTGCTTTTACGAACGGTACGCGGTCATGGTACTGTTTAACCAAGCCTTTAGCTTCGCTTGTGTCGATATCTAGCTGATCTGCCAGTTTAGCGACCCCCATGCCGTACATCATGCCCAGATTGATGGTTTTTGCTTGTTTCCGAGGGATATCTGCCATTTCCGCAACCATTGTGTGAAAATCCATGTCTGGGTTTTCTCTGTAGCTTGTTACAAACTCCTCAACACCTCGCAAAGCAATCCCGCGGCTCTTTCCATATACATGGGCGTAATGAACCAAGATGCGCGGTTCTTGTTGCGAGTAATCTATTGCCGCCCACTGTTCCCCCTCTTCTGGCAGGAACAACGACCGTATAAGTGGCCCGATCTCCGGATCGCGGGCCGGGATTTGTTGTAAGTTAGGGTTATTCATAGAAAATCTACCAGAAACTGTGCCCCCGTCGTCTCCTCTGATCTGATTGATGTGCGAATGCACTCGACCGTCGCCGTGGCAGAATTTTAGGATATTATTGATAAAAGTTCCGCTGGTTTTGTTTAAACTGCGAGCTTGGACGATCAGTTGTGGTAATTTCTCGCTGTGATCTGCTAAAAACTGCTTTTTAAACGACGGCGCACCTTTTTCTGTCTTTGGGTAAGGTATTGCTAGGTCATCGAAGGCTTCTGCTATAGAATTCGCCGCCCAAATCTCTATGTCACGGCCAACTAAGCTTTTGATCTCTTTTAGCACAGTTTTCTCGCGTTTTAGGATCGCGTCCCGCGTTCTTTCAGTTTTGTCCATATCAACGCGGACGCCTCTCCAAGTCATGTTGACCAAGCAGGGGAGCAAATCTAGCTCTAGGTTGACGATATTCCAGAGGTTTTGCTTGCCGATCTCTACTTTTAGGTAGTCCCAGAGTTGCAGGGTAACTTCTGCATCTGTCTGGGCGTAGGGTCCGACGTACATGGCGGGCATTTTCCACATGTCAGCCTTGGGATCAAAGCCAAACTCTTTGGCTGCTTCTCTAAGTAGGCTTTCGTTCTTTGCGAGGCCCAGATACTCAAACGCCAAAGAGTTAAGGGCGTAGGAAAACTTATTCTCATCTAGCAGCGAAGCGACGACCATTGTGTCGATTACCCGCCCGTTTATCTCAAACCCCATACGTTTGATCCAACCTACGTCATATTGCGCATTGTGCATTACTTTATCGGCGGGGCAGTCAAAGACCTTCTTGAGCCAGCGATTGACTATCTTTTCGTCTAGGTTTCCGCCACCACGGTGTCTTGTAGGAATATAGCCTGCCCAATCTGCTGTAGCCACTGCATAGCCGACCACTTCACCGTCACCTACAGCCCAGCCGGGACCGCTTGTTTTGATGTTAGGGTCACGGGTTTCTACGTCGATAGCGATTGTGCTTGCGCCTGTTAGGTCTGGAAGTTCTGCGGGCGGAACCCACTCTGACTTTAGCGAAGGGCTGGCTATTTTAAGCTTCATTTTTGTAACTTTCTCTTTACTGCTTCTATCTCTTGGATCATTTCGTTCTTTTGTGAGAACTCGCCACCAAGAGCGCTGTAACCAACTTTATCTATCCAAGAGTCATCGTGATCCAGAGTGTTAAGTAGCCGTGCTGTCTTCACCCAATCCATCATTAATACAACGTGCTGCGCGGTCAGTGCGCCGTGGCTTACCAGTGCGCTGTTTGTAATTATGTTCCAACCCTCCGCTATTCTGTTGTGGTTGTCGAACGCATCGCCGTAGTCTTTGGCGCGTTGGCCGTTTATCAGTTCTTTTGACAAATCCAGTATTTCATCACGTTTCATCTTCTTTCTCCCTTGGATAATAAACTAATACAAAGCTCTCGCATTTAGGGCATGAGAGGTTTGTGACCATAGAATGCTCTTCGTCATCCTCACAATCGTGATCTCCTCCCCAAATAAGTTCTGTCTTACAATGCCAACAATTCACGTCTTCTCTCCCTTAAATAGTTTGCTTTCCCATTGGCATACTTCGTTAATATGCGTGTGGCGTGTAGTTGGGCGGACCATTCCTATCTTCTCGACCCACCCTAGTTTTTTTAGAGATGTCATCATTGCACCCCAAACGTTATGGTGGTGCGGATCAGCCATCCCTTGTGATCTGCAAAAGGCACAAATCTTTCCGCCTTCAACAATCTTGTGTTCAGCTAGATATTTAGCGGCGTTCTGGTAATACTCTTGTTTCCATTCGTCATCAGCGTGAACATAGGCTCGGTCAATCTCGGCCTCTATAAATTCAAAACGTTCTTGTTGTTTCATAGATCATAACTCCTTGTGAAGTCTTGAGGTTCCACGATAAACAGGCTTTGTTTAGCGCGAGTTACGCCCACATAGAATACGCGGTGCGTGTCGTCTGGGTTAACATTCATTTGTTCTTCGGCGGCGGGGGAAAGGTCTGTGAATAGAACTACGTTGTCCGCCTCTCCGCCCTTTGCCCCGTGTATCGTTGACACGGTTATGCGTGGCTCGCCGTTAAAGCGCTCGCCTCGTCGAAGCATTGCAATGATATAGGCTCTGTCGCTTTCTGGTACGCGGTCCATGGCAATATGCCATACCATGTCTTGTGTTGCTAAAAGTCCGTGGTCCGCGGTCAGTGTTTCGAGGGTTACGAAGTCTGTATCTTCGACGGCGGTCAGGGTTTTAAAGCCTCTTTTCACGCGGTCTTTAGTTGACATGTAGCTGTATATTTTACGCGCTACGGCTCCTGTGATTTCTTTGCCTTTGCGCAGTTGTTCCCAACCGTTAACGGCGTCGGATATCTTTTCGGATATGGAGCGATGGCCGCGATTGATGAACAGGTATCCGGAGGACCGGAGTTCGGCGGCTACGGGCTGTAGCTGGTATCCGGCTTGGGCGAGGATGAGCCACGATCCTTCTGACATGTCTATCTCTTCGACGCTGAAGATACGGCGTATCGAACCGTATTCATCGACCTTTGGTTTGTATTCTTTAAGGAAGCGCTTACCGATACGGGACACGACCCGTTCTGCCAGTTGGTGTACTAGGAATGGAACGCGGTAGGATTGTGACAGGGTTTCTGATCCGCCGTCCAGCCCGATAAAGTGGTCTACATCTGCCCCTGCCCAGCGGTATATGGCTTGGTCATCATCGCCTGCGCAGTACATTCTTTTTGATCGTTCGTCTAGGATGTGCGCTATGTCCCATTGTATGGGTGAAAGGTCTTGCGCTTCATCTACAAAGCATAGGTCAAAGTGCGGGCAGCTTGTGTAGCCTTCTTTTGGAAAGTTCTCCAGCATATCTGTGAAGTCGTACATCTCCATGTTTTCTTTGTAGCTGGTCAGGCATTTGTCCACATAGGTTACAATGTTCCACTCTATTTCGATTGGGGTTTCGTTGTACTGTTGGCGCAGCGGCACTTTGCGCATTCGGGCAAGGTTAATCAGGCCCAAGATAGGGTCAGTTGCTTTGGTCATCTCAGGCAGATCGTCATCAAAGTTATTGGTACGAGCTACGTTTAGCTGCACCCCCATCTCTCTGGAGAGTTCCCTATAGTTTTCGTCCTGCATTACCTGTTCGGTGCGTATGTCGGAACAGGTCAAAGCTAGGCTGTGCAGTGTCCGGAAATAGAACAGGTCTTTCTTGGGGTCTAGGTTAAAGCGTTTAGCCGCGCGTTCTTTTGCTTCGTTGGCGGCTTTGCGTGTAAAAGCTAGGAAAGCTATGTTCATCGGGGCGACACCCTTTTGGAGCGCGTCGTCAACCATATTAAGAAGTCTGGTTGTCTTCCCCGTCCCCGGTGGGCCGAATATCCTGAACATTTTCTTTCTCCCGTTCGTAAATCTGCCACACGCGCTGTTTGCTTATTTTAAACCATTTAGCGACGGCGGTTTTTGTCATGTGCTGTTCGTCGATCATCCGGACGATCTCTACGTTTCTAAGTTTTTTTAATACTGGGGTTGTCAAAACGGGCTCTCCTGTTTTGGTGTGAAGTCTGGAGTTGTTATATCTATGTCGCCAGACTCAAACGCTGGAATCTGCCAGACCCGCACTGCGCGGCCTTTGATCTTCAGAACGGTGCTATCGCCGTTTATGTCACGCAGGCGCTGGGCAATTCGGTGTGACTTGTACTCAAAGAATTTGTTCTTCTTTAGAAAGTTTTCGAAGTCTTTTAGGCGAAAGAAGGTTACCATTGCGTCTTCGTCGGTCCAAGGGCGGCGGAGCAAGATTTCTTCTTTGTCCTGCGCTTGCTGTAGGAAACGACAAAATTCTTCTAAGTAGTCGTAAAACTGGCCGCTAACGCTGGCGTCTACTGCCACTTCCATGATGGCGCTTTCGTTTTCGCGCATCTCTGTAAGCAGTGCGCTGATCCGACCTTCCCACTGTTGCTTTGCCACGCTGCGCGGCATGAAGTTGAGTTGCTCCATACATGCTTTCTGAAACATCGGCTGGCTCATTAGGGCGTCTGTATCTAGCTCCAGAGGCTCGCCGTTAACGTCCATAAACCAGACGGGGGGCGTTGAATTGTACTTACGCAGATTGGCTACTGTAGCGTTCTGTATGGCGCTCCCAATACCAAACTTACGGGTTTGGCAAAGTTCCTTGTTACAGTGCGCGTTTATCGGCGCATCACTACAGCGGTAGGCATAATCTTTGCGCTCTAGCTGCTTTGCAACCACTGTAACTTCTGACAGTGGGAGCGGCGGCTCAAAGTATTGCATGTTGTAGGTCAGGATTTCTGTTTCCCAGCTATCTGGGAACGCCTTGCGAAGGTACACGCCTATATTAAACAGACCGTTATTGCGCCCACCCTCAGAGATTTTCTCTTTGACTAAGTGCTGTAGGCACGGCGGGCCGTCTCTTACGGGCGTTGTTTCGGTTGCTTCTGTTATCTGGAGCTTCTGGATTTGCTCTGGCGTTTGAACGTGTGTCTCGTAGAGTTCAAAGAATTCTTTTAGAGTGGCCGAAGTGCCGTCATCTAGGATGCCGTAGCGCAGACCGTCTTCTGCGTTGTAGTACGGAAGATTTAGAAAGTTACCCACATCTCCACGATCTAGGTGCAGTTTAATCTGCTTTGGGAATATCTCGCTTTCACCGTAGCCCAGCGCGGCCGCTATACTTTTGAGTGACCTTTGCATGTCTTTTGCCTCAACCCAATCCTTACAGAATAGGAAGCAGTGCGCTCCGCCAGACTTAGAGCGACAGACAACGAGCGGAAGTTTTAGCTTCCTGATCTTTTCTAAGAGTAGTTTATGATCCAGCGGGTACTGGTCAATATCTACACAGCCCCACTTGCACATGTTATCTGCGTTTATTGGGATAATGCCGATAGAGTTTCCCTTACCCGACAGGTGGCCCTCCCACAGACCCGCGTTGCGCGGTTCGCGAACGATGCCTGCTTTGCCTGTGTTCTTCCCGTTGGACTGAGTTTTCTCTATCCGGTATGTGCCGTAAGCTTCTTTCAGTCCATCAAAGATAGACGAGAACTTTTTAACTGTCATGGTTTTGTCCTTGCGGTGGGGACTACCGAAGCAGCCCCCTAGTAAACATTAAAACGGAATGTCGTCAGCGCCTTCGCCTTTGTCATCTTCGTTTTGGTGTTTTACAACCACGTCGCCAGTAAGCACACTTTCTGAGAAAGCTTTTGCTCGGGCATATACGGATGCGTCTTGCACAGGGTTTTCTCGGGACATTTCCCAACCGTGCCAGCTACCTTTAGAGTTCTCCTCGGATTCCGCTTTGATGCGGTAAACGTGAGAGAAGCGGGGTGGTGTGAACGGACCGTTCTTACCCTGCATCGTTACCGACTGTATCATGCTGTTCCATTTGCGGCTTTTCTTTAGCTGCGTGGACTTCATTGCAATCAGAGCCGTTTCAGTTGAACCGTCTTCGTTGACGATCATAACGTAGTGCTGGTGAGTTTCTTCGATGTAGTCACCGTCACCGCCGACAACGTAGTTTTTATTATCTTCTTTGCTACGCTCAGTCTTTGGCATAGCGGGGTCATTCGGCTTGTAGACGTTCATCGGTGCGCCTGTACCAGCGCCCCTTGGAACCCACTGAATGAACACGCGCTGATAGGCACAAGGAATTACGCTTAACCCATCCTTACCGCTCACTACAGTGCCTGTGACGGTATTGTATATGTCACCTTTACGCGCGGTTTCGTGTGTGTCCAGCAAGGAATCTAACCCGCTCAACAGCTTGAGAAACGGCAGCGCGAGGTCTTCTGACCCTACGTTTTGGTTTCCCGCGCCCGCATCTGCTTCGAACATGGATGTGTCAAACACGGCTACATCCGCTGCTTTATTTTTTGTTACTGCATTCGCCATTATTTTGCTCCTTTGATTATAGCGCGTTGACCGATATAGGCCCCGAAAAGTTCCATTGGAAAGTCGTCCCCAGCTTCCACACGTTCCCGTACAAAAGCTTTTAGTGTGCCCGAATGGATGCTTTCGTTCTGATCCGCCGGAAACCCTTCTTTAGAAGCAAACGCTTTAAAAGCGCTGGCTTGATCGTCTTCGCCACGACCAAACTCGCATGAAACGATGTTTTTAATAATGTCGTCGTAGCCATTGTCACGCAACCAAGCGTAGGCATGAAGCCTGTTGGCAACTAAAATGCTGGCTCCATATGTAGGCTTTACGTCTACTGTTGAACCGTCATCCAGAGCAAACGAGGAAATACCTAGTTCCTGCATAGCAGAAGGTAGTTCTTCATCTGTCAGCTTCAGCAAGTCTTTCTTGCGAGACTTGAGGTCTTTCTCAATCTCTTCGACTTCTTGCTGGGCTGTTCGTATTTTGCGGGCTAGTATGGCTATGCCGCCAAGGTTGCCCTTTTCCATGGAAGATGCGACGTTCTCTTCAAAGTCGGCTTCCATCATTGATAGTATATCTGTCATGTTTTTTCACTTTCGCTGTTAAAGACCCTTTTACGGCCTTGACAAACACGCTTATATTCTCATAAGATCGTATAGTCAAGCTTCAAAAGGATAAAACTTTGTACGAATATAAAACAGAACCGTTCGAGCATCAGCGGAAAGCTTTACAAGATTCGTGGTCCGCGAGCTTTCATGCGTACTTCATGGAAATGGGTACGGGCAAGAGTAAAGTCGCTATAGATAACATTGGTGTTCTTTTTGAAAAAGGCGAAATAAAGGCCGCGTTAATCGTGGCTCCTAAAGGTGTGTATGACAACTGGGCGCTGGGCGAAATTCCCTTGCATATGCCAGAGCGAATTGAGCGTAGGATAGTAAGCTGGACGCCCTCTTCAAGCAAGAAGTTTGCCGCAGAACTAGAAGAATTAATAATGGAAGACTACGACGGTCTTAAAATATTTGTAATGAATGTCGAAGCGTTTTCCTCTCCCAGAGGTGCGCGGGCCGCGGGGCGTTTTCTAGTGCAGAACCCTGACAACATGATGGTTATTGACGAAAGCACGACTATCAAGAACCGCAAGGCGCANCGCACAAAGAACCTGATGGTGTTAACGAAGTACAGTAAGTACCGCCGCATACTAACAGGCTCTCCTGTCACCAAAAGCCCCATGGATTTGTTTAGCCAGTGCAACTTCTTAGACGAACGGGCGCTTGGTTATAACAGTTTCTTTGCTTTTCAGAACAGGTACGCTATAGTCCAGAAACGTGTGATGGGAGCGCGGAGTTTTCAAGAGATAACGGGATACCGCCGACTAGACGAGTTAAACGAGAAGTTGTTTACCTTCTCCACCCGAGTTTTGAAAGAAGACTGCCTAGACCTCCCAGACAAAATTTATACTCGGCGCAACGTAGAACTGACCGACGAGCAGGCCAAGGTTTACGGGCAGATGAAGAAGCTGGCTCTTGCACAGCTTGAGAACGGGGAGCTTGCGACGACAGAAAGTGTCTTGACGCAAATAATGCGCCTACAACAGATTTGCTGCGGTTTCTTCCAGCCCGACGTTGGAAAGATACAGAAGCTAAAGAACAACCGTCTGAATGAACTAATGAGCATTACAGATGAACTATCAGGGAAGGCAATCATTTGGGCTTCGTACACTCACGATATCCAACAGATTTGCCAGACCCTGCGCGACCGTTTCGGGCCCGATTCGGTCGCACTTTATTACGGAGCAACGCCGCAAGACGAACGTCAAGAGATTGTTAACCGCTTCCAAGACGACGATGATCCGCTGCGTTTCTTTGTGGGGCAGCCTAAGACAGGCGGCTATGGCATCACTCTGACGGCGGCCAACACCGTGATCTATTACAGTAACTCTTACGACCTTGAGATAAGACTACAGTCCGAGGACCGCGCTCACCGGATCGGGCAGAAGAATGCTGTAACTTATATTGATCTTGTGTCGCCCAACACCATAGATGAGAAGGTGTTGAACGCGCTGCGCAGTAAGATTGATCTAGCGGGTCAGGTGCTAAAAGAGGACGTTAGCGGTTGGCTGCGTTAAACTGTTGATAAGCGCCAATGCCTTGTGGGTCCGGTCCGCGTAACGGGGGCGGTCCTAAAGCTTCGCCGCCAGAAGCGAACTGTTGATAACCAGAAGGTCCCGTAGGACTGTTGAAATAACCAAGTCCCTGCAAAGCATCCTGCATAGCTTGCGGGGTGTATTTTTCATACAAGCTGGCGTATTGTTTTGCTTCTTCTACCGGAGGTCTTTCAGGTTCAAGCGGCCCCGGCATGGAAGAGGCTTGAGAAGGCTGCATTTGAAACCCTTGAAAGTTTGGGACATAGGAAACGGGTTGAGGCTGCGTGGCCCGCGTTTCTGTCTGGGGTAAGAAAGTTGCAATTCCAGATGTATCGGCACTTGCAACCACTGTAGGTTGAGAGACTTTTGCCGAGTCTAAAGCCTCTTGCCAATAGTCCGCCCCGACAAGAGCCTTGTTTGATCCCCCGTAACGAGAATCACCTCTTTCCTTTTTCCCCCCTGAAACATCCCTGCTTTCAAGCAGTGGAAGAGAAGCCCATTCCTTGGCTACGTCTGACCCAAACTCTTCCGTTGAAATGTCTCCGTTAAACCACGAAACAAAACCTCTTCGGTCAAGTAAACGGCTGTTTGCCGCATCTTGGTTTTCCGGAGAGAAAACATCGTCAGGAGAAAGTACGCCACTTTTAATCAAGTATTTAAAAGTATTGTATTTAATTTGACCTGCGCCCGCCGCGGGACCGTTTTCATCACCTTGAAAATCCATTATTTCTTGAATTGTCAAAGAGCTTAAAGGTGTTTCAGGAGGGTTTTTTGCCTTTAAATTCCATTGGTCATAATTTGAGTTGGACTCAATTTCGTAAATGGTGTTTAAAACATCCTTTCTAGCTTTAGCTTCCGACGATTCTCCCCCGTTTTTCATATAAACAGGTCCGCCAGACGCGAACTCTCTGGCATAATTAAACCCAATAGTCGGTTCACCTCGGTCAGAATCACTGTATCTAACAATACCGTTTTCGCCAATTCTAATAGTAGCTGACCCAGAATTTACAGGCTCTCTACCGGAGCCCTCCATGCGGTTTAAATCTAACCCAAAGCGCCCTAAATCCATTCCAAGATTAAACCGTTTTAAAAGACCCTCATTAGTCCGCACAAACTCCCCTTCTGGAAACGTGAAATTTGTGTTGTTACGAGATTTTTCTACTTCAAATGCTCCGCGAACCTTGTCTTCACTGTCAGGGTCTGAGTTTAAAAACAATTCACCCTCTACGGCAAAGCCTATCTGTTCGCCGTTTTCATCTATAACCACGTCGCCCATGTCTCTAGAACTGTTTTGAGTAGAATAATCAAAAGAAGGAGTTAGCGATCCAAGGCCCCCCTCAAACGTTTTGCTTACTTCACTGTCAAACATCCCCCCGTCGTCTGTTTTAGTGTATGACATACGGCCATCAACGGGCAAATCAAGAGGTTGTAAATTAACGTTTAGTTCTCCGCCTTCAGCAAAACGTTGCAAAGAGTTAAGGCCCCGCGGTCCGCGAGTCATGTTTCGTGCGGTTTCGTTTAAAGAACCAATGCCTTCCATAACTTCGCCTCCGTCTGCGTATTTTTGTGATCGTTGCCTAGCAAAGTTTTGTACAAGAAGTTCAATGTCTTCAGAAGTACGAAAGTCCGGAGACCCCGGGGGGGAAACGTTTTCCTTCTCTAAACGTCTTCTGTAATTTTCAACTATTTTAGCATCGTTTCCGGCTGTATACTCGTCTGCGGATCGTGACGCAGAAAACCCTATGTCTTCTGGAATAACTCCCTGATCTATTACAGTATCGAGTTTGCCACCATCTTTATAAACCGAATTATCAAATACAACTAAATTACTTTTTCCACCGCTACTTGCTTCTTGTACACCCACTACGCCAGTAAAACCCGATTCACTTAAAACATCTTTTAAATTTTCCGTATTAGTTGAATTGTTTCTAACGAGGGCATATCCATCTGCATCTTTTTGAAGGGGGTTTTTAATATTATTAGTTATTTCTTTAATTTTTTTAAAAGCCTCTTCCGCATTTCTAAGAGGGATTCTTTGAACTAATCTGCGGTCTGCCAACGGCTCACCAGAAAAAAGAGGTCTTCTTACATAAGAAACAGACAACACGTCATCTTTTTTTACAACCGTTAAATTTTTTCCATCTAAGTCTGTTCTACGAGAAAGAGCTTCTATTAAACCTTCTGTTTGATCTGAAGTAAACGGCTTGCCCCCCAACCTAGCATCCAGCATTCTTGAAACATCAACTTTTGCAGATAATAAACTTCCTCTTCCACCAACAAATTGTGACGGATACCTGCTATCTAACGAAAAATAATCTCCCGGCCCAAAAGCTCCATCTTTGTTTAAATCTGACATGTTTGCGTCTAATTTTTCAAAAGGAGCGTTAGGAGTCGCATGATACACTTCAATAATTTCTTCGGAATCATCAAAAACATTCTTGTTAATCGGAACATTTCCTCTACCGCCGCGAATCATTTTTTTAATAGGTGGACCCGCCAAAGGAATATAACCCGCCAGTTCCCCTGCTCCCATAATTCCTAGTTTTAAGTAGTTGGGGTCATCTTGGTTAAACTCGTCATACATGGCGACCCCCGTTTCCGCAGTCCCAATAGGAGTCATTCCTATGAACTCACGAGAGAGTCGTACACCGGGGGGTTCATAACCTGTGGGCATTTCCCCTGCTTTTATCTTGCGGGCCTTTTCTAAAGAAGTATCGTAAGTGTCCCGGTTAAACATTTTTCTTAAAAAACTAACGATAGAAGGTTCTTGCATGTTTTGGTCAAATTGAAACCGACCACCTGCATCATAGACTTCTTCCTCGGCTTCTCCGCCTTCCGCCATGTAAGCGGCAATGCCCCGCGGGCCGCGGTTCATATTCCGCGCCGTTTCGCTTAAAGACCCGACGCCGTTAAGCTCAGGAGGTATTCCGGAATAAGCTTGCTGGCGAATGCGGGCTTTAGCACCGTCAATCTCCGAAGCTGATTTCCCATCAGAAATCATTTCACGTTCCATAAGTTGTAAACGTTTAAGCTGCTCCATTAAAGAATACGATTTTGTTGCTGGTTAAGCCGCATTAGCTCTTCAAAAGTAAGCGCACCAACTTGGTTTCCTTGGGCAAAAGGATTTGTACCGGATTCAACTATCGTATTTCCCGTGTCGTAAATAGTGCCAACATTAGAGCCCATTCCAGTTCCCGCTCTTGTTAAAGGAGTTGGAGAGTAAGGATCATCTACCACAGGGTTATTAATAGCATCCTGTTCGGCTTGAAGATTAGCAACGTAGGCCAGTTCTTCCGCAGAATTGTTGCTACTGGCGTCGTCCATCATCTGGCTCATGTCTACAAGTGGAGAGGTTGAATCGTTAGCACCTTTAACATTGCGAACTAAACCCGTCATTGGGTCAATTACATAAAAATTTCCGGCCCCGCCAAAAGCGCCTTCTGTCTGAAAAATCTGTAGGCCATCTGCGCCACGGCCTACCTCAACATCTGTAGGTCGTATGCCCCCAAGAAAGGCCATACCCTTTCCCAAAGTACCCGCAATAGCGCCGGGAATTCCGGGTAGGCCACCTTGGTTCGCGGCCTGCGCTTCTCCAGAGTTAGCGAAATTTCCTGCACCCGGATTGTCGTTTCCTACGCTGTTGCCCATCCCTACCTTTAGTCCAAATGAATTTGTGGCGTCTTCTGGAACGGGCTGACCAGCGTTTGGATGGTTATCCCCATACACCAATAGACCGTTTACATACTTCATTTGGTCACCCGGAGTTAACGCATTTGCTAAGAATTCTCTAAAGGTGTTGGGCGTGTTTTTTCTGTACCCGGCAAGTTTTTCCGCGGCGGAACCGCCAACAGTTGCGGCAGTAGGTACGGTTCCGCCAACAACATTCCCCCCGGGAAAAGAAACGGTCTTAGGGATGGTCTCGTTATCTACTGGAGGCCCTTGTAATTCTAACAGCGCCTTCATTACCCCATCACGCTGGTTAACAGGAGTGTTTTGTAAAGCCTGAGTTATTAAAGCGCGGCGGTCGGCGGACAGGCCTGTGCCCGGATTGTTATAGGAGACGTTTACGGGTGTACTCATACCACCCTGACCGCCCAAACCTGCAATACCCGTTCCTTGTTGAGCCCTTTGTTGATCCGCGAGACGTTGGTCTGACAAAACTTGTCTACGATCAGCCTCGGCTTGTTGAGCCGCTTGTTTTTTAACAGCCGCCTGTTGAGTAGCTATATTAGCCTCGGCCTGTTGACCAGCCGTGGATTGTTGAGCAGCCCTCCTAGCCCGAGCCATATAAGCTAGTTCAGCCGCGGACTGACTACTGGCCCGACGCATTGAAGAAGAAAGGTCCGCGGGCCGCGCTCTTGGGCGCGGGGAAGTTCTGGGCGCGTAGGAGGAGCCGCGATTTCCATCGTCAGGAATAAAAGCAGGAATGCCGCCCGGACCCGGCTCGCCCGAACCGCCAGCGGCATAAAGCATCTGCTCCTCTTCAGGATTAATATAAGCCAACATGTGAGGCTGGCCACCAATCACCGTCTCACGAGGAACGCCGCCACTGGATGCCGCACCGCCGTCCGCGAAGCCAGATAAAGACTGACCGTAAACGCCAAAGCCCTCTGGCTCGGCCATCGGCTGTAAGCCCTGCAACGGGTCTTGCATCTGAGGCATCATCGGGTTCATTAGCTGTTCGCTGAACATCTCTGGTGAGCGAACCTGTTGACCCATCATCTGCGGGTTCATCTGTTGGCCATAAGGGTTTTGCTGCATGTTGTTCTGAGGCATCATGTTGTTAAACGAACCGAGCCCTTGTGACATGTTGTTCATCATAGCTACTTACCTCATCAAACTTGCAATGCCGCCGCGGGACAACATTTGTGTTTTCATCATACCGGAAATCGAATCATTTGGGAATAGGGCTGCGTACCTAGTTCTGTCTACCGGACCAGAATTAATTGGAGCCGGGGCAGGACTAGGTACGGCCGACGCCTGCGTGGTGGGAGATACCACAGGCGAAGGTCTCGCGGGAAAATTAGACGGTGGAACAAAAGCCCCCTGCTGATCGTTGGGAGGAAGGTTGCGCCGAATACGGTCAATGTACTGTTGACGATTTTTTTCTGCGTTTTCTGGAAAGCCCGGAAATCCTAGATACGGCGCTTCAACCGTGTTGTCGTCTTCCTCAAAAGTTTCCCTAGCCACAAACGGAATCATCTCTCGGCCTATCGTTGCGCCTTTTGTAAAGAACATTTCTTTTAGATGGTTTCCAACGGAAAACCTTTGACGTTCGGCATCAGCAGCATTTGTAGGTCTACGCAAAAGCTTGCTGACAAGTTCTGCGTCCATAAACGCTTGATCCAAAGTTTCCAAGTTCTGCACAGCCGGAATTGATTGCATAATTGTTCTTATATATTTAGCGCCCGCAGAAGACGCCGCCAATTGTCCGGCGCTACCCGAAATAGGAAGGACACTTGAAGTTGCACTGTAAGCTGCGGAACCTAACGCCGATCCCACAACAGAATAGTAAAAATCTACTATAGCACCCGCCTCATCGGCAAAATCAGGGTCTTTTAGTCTTCCTGCCGCGTCCGCAGCTTGAATTCTAACCATCTGAGTAGACATAAATTTTAACCGTTTAAACTGGCCCTCTGTAAATATATCGTTTTTTAAGGCAAGGTCTGCAACGGAAACCTGATTAGACTTGCCCATAGGCTTAAACAAAAACTCGTGAAACGTTTTTGGGTCAAAGGTTTTGTTTTTACCTCCAACTTCTCCTCCAGCCCGCATCATTGCTTGTTGCAAGATAGCGGTCCGAAACCCTTCGTTCACGTCTTTAACTTTTAATCCGGCCTCTTGAATTAGCGCCGTTCTTGAGTTGGGTTTAGGAGTTCCCAGTTTAACACGAGACCGGGTTCTACCCCCGGTTATAGTGAAGTCTGCGGCTACTCTTCTAATGTTAAACAGCTTTCGCATAGCGTCCGCAGGTTGTGCGGCCTCAAAAGCTTCTCCGATTGCTTCGGTTGGAGACCTGCCGTTTAAAAGAGAACCCAGTTGTTGTTGGACCAACCCTTTCTTATCTAGCTTGGCTTTACGAGCTTGTTTAAACTCTAAAGACCTTTGAAAAGTTACAGCATCTGCTGTATCAATATCTATCTGTGGAAAAGCTTCCAACAAATCTGAATTAGCGTCTCTCCACTCAGCTAACTTTTGATCGTTTACCTCTATTACTTCCCTGTTTAAAGTAGAGTCGAATTTTTTTGTAATAACCTTGTCTATTTGAGTTTTCCTCAAATAAGCGTCTGTAAGGTTGTTTATAGTTGTAAAAACGGGGTCTACACCCGGTTCAACTCCAGCCTCAAGGGCATATGAAGCCAAGTCTTGATCGTCCGCAAATTGCGCCAAGGCTTGAAGTTGTCGAGTCCGGCCTAACGTTACGCTAGGATTTGCGTTAATATAAGTACTAAACTGAATTTCAGGGTCTATGGCCCTTGCGCCACTTCTCAAACTAGACTTAGCCTTTGCGTTAACCATTCGGCTAACCACGTCGTGTTTAGCCCTAGTAAAAGCAAGTGCGTTTTTGTAAGCTTCCGGCGCACCTCCTTCAACAGCATCCAAGCCTTCTCTCAAAGAGTTTGCAAGCTGCCCAAGCCGTCTTCCATAGTCAGATTTTGCAGGGTAAAGCCCGCTTGTAAACTCTCTGCCCAGTGCTAACGCGCGGCTTCGGATTTCATCTATTTTTCCAGCGGTTATAACAACAGCTTCGGCTTCGTCACCGACCATCCCACGCGTAGCTTTGGCCCTTGCAAGTCCTGCTTCCGCCAGCAAGACGTTTGCGTATGCCTCACGAGATTCTTTCGCCATGCTGGGTGTCGCACTAGCACCGTCGTTAATCTTTTCGGATAAAGAAAGTTTATCTTTAGCAACTTTTTCAAAAATGTCTGCTTGCTCGTCGAAAGACAGGTTTTTTTCTTTAAAACTATTTTTCATAAATGAAAGACTGATATTAAAATCTTCAAAATCAAAAACTTGATAATCCACGCCCCTTTCTTTTCTACGATCCACTGGAACATATTTAGAAAGAATTTCTGTAGTTTGGTCTACTTCCGATTGCAAAGCTGTAAGGTTAAAACTCTCCCCGCCTTCAACGTCTAAACCTAAATCTCTTTTTGCTTGTTTAATAAAAAGCGCAATCTCGGGCATTGATTTTTCAAACTCGGCTTGAACAGACGGGTTTAAATAAGATATTTCGTCGAACACCTTAATAAATTCTGGGACACCTTCAGAAAGATCATAAACAACGTGGTCCCTTGCTCCCGCGGCTGTGTACAACGCGCGTTCTTTAGCGCCCATCACGGTAAAGAGTTGGTTTTCTAAAACGTCTGTTAATTTTTTGGAAAGAGCGGCCGGACTTAATCCTGCAATAACGGTTGGATCACCATCTACTACGGGAAGTTTTTTTAGTTGCGCTATAGACTTAGCAAGTCGGGCTAGTGGAACACTAATGTTGTTTTGAACCGCTTCGTCAAACAAAGACTTTCGCAACTGAGCCGCAGCATTTAATGAAGCTTCTGAACCTTCCGCGGTCAAAGCTTTTATAAAGTTGTTTGTTGCTTCAAACGCTAATCTTTCGGACTTCTTGCGAGCGGCGCTAAGGTCTTCACTCTTTGCCGACCGCGAAGCCTCTAAAGCCATGAACAACGGGTCTCCCGACCGTTGCCCAACACTAAAGTCAACGCCCGGAAAAGCCTTCTCCATTTCTGCCTTAAATGCTGGGCTGGTTAAATTTTCTAACAATTCGTCGTACTGAGATTGGTCACCAAATTTTTGGTAAAGCTCGCTTATTTTTGAAAAAACTTTCTTTTGACGAGCGTCTCCAATGGAGCTTGTAATTCCTTCGACCCCGCCCGCGTCTGTAAGGGACGTTAAAGCTTTTGGAAGAGCTTTTAAGACGGTCAAAGCTCCTATGTTGCCTCCGATAAACTCAGAAAGCAGCCTTCCACCCGTTCCAACATTGGCATCCTCTGCTAGATAAGCTGCCCCCGCGGAGCCCAGTGCGCCGCCACTCTCTACAATCGCCGTGCTTATTGCTCCGGTCCGAGAGCCCGTGGCTAATCTTGCTGAACCTGCCAACATTTCATCTAAACTGGCCTGTATGCGTAAACCAATAGGGCCTTTTATGTTTCTTGCAAGATTATCTAAAACAAACCTTGCTCCACTGTCTACGGTGTATCGCGATAACATAAACGGAAAAAGGATGTTTGCAGCACCGCCGCCCGCGGTTCTAAAAGCCTCATACGCGGCCCGCTGTCCGGGAACAACTACTGGATCGGGACCTAAAAAACCTTCTTCAATTGCATCAGCAGCGCTATATACGCCAAAACCCACAGCAACACCCGTCCCAAGAGCCGCAACCGTTTTACCAAGCCACTCCGCACCGCTTAAAGGAGTTCCAACTGGAAAAAGCGGTTTTGAATAAAGTTTCCCCGCGGTCAAAGCCGTAGTTGACATTCCGGCCTGTAAAGCGGGAACTGTTTTCGCTAGTTCTCCAAAGAAAGCACGAGCAAACGGCGCATCCTCTGCATTGCTAAATATTTTAGCAATGTCGTCATCTGTTAACATACGTTCTTTTGGGCTTTTTCCAGCGTAAATCTCAATTTCGTCTAGTATTGTCGCCGTCCCGTTTCTCAAGCTTTCGTATGTAATATAATTAGGGTCTTCTGCAAGCCGATCCTTAAAATCCACGCGCATGGTATCTACTAGGTCGTTTGCAAGAAACCCGCCTGAAGTCCGGGGAAATGACATATCTCCCGCCTCTATAGCTTCCTGTTTTGCTTGAGGAAAAAGATCGCGAGCCGTGTTCATTAGTTCAGGGGTTAAAATAACTTTGTTAATATAAACTTGCTTAAAAGTCGCAGGCTCCTTTGGAACAGACACGAGTGAAGGCACGTCCGTAGTTCCAATAAATTCTTCTACGTTTGCCCCGGTAGGGTCTAATTCAACGTTATTGTCGGCCATCATTAACCCCCCTATGGTATTTAATTAACTCTTCCAGCATCGCGTGTCAAAGAACCCCCCGTTTGAACTTGGTCGCTGGCGGTGCTTGCTTCAGCGCTTGAAGAAGAATCCAAAGACCGCTCATATATAAGAATTGCTGCGGTATACTCGCCTAACAATTCTTCTAGTTTTGGCTTCGTTGCTCTAGCTGTGGTTACTTGGAGTTCCGTATAACCTCCTTTAGTTCCACCATTTAGAACATCTACAATAGCTCCAAACTGTGCCGCCATTGAAGCCCTTGTAACATACAGTTGATCCAAAGCCCCTCGGTCTGTACCAAAAGCCGAAGCCTTAAAGTTCTTAACTTCTTCTTCTAAAA